TGGCTGATGAACCTATTTCATTAATAGATACCTCCATGCCTTCTCAAGGGATGCCTTTAGATAATGATGAAGAAGAAATAGAGGTTGAAGAAATCGAGGATCCTACGGAAGTAACGGAAGAAGAGGATGGATCTGTTCTTTTGAACTTTGGTGAAATAGTTAATGAAGAGCTTCAGTCAGAGCCTGATGCCAATTTAGCTGAAATTATGGATGAAAGAGTTCTGATGGATATTTCTTCAGAACTAGTTGGATATTATGAAGATGATAAAAGTGGCCGTCAGGAATGGGAAGATGCTTATACGGATGGTTTAGATCTTCTTGGTATTAAATATGAAACACGTGAGGAACCTTTTCGAGGGTCAAGTGGTGTTACTCATCCCATTATAGCAGAGGCTGTCACACAGTTTCAGGCGCAAGCCTATAGAGAACTTCTTCCTAGTTCTGGTCCTGTTCGAACTCAGGTTGTTGGTGCAGCAACACCTGAAGTTGAGATGCAAGCTCAACGTGTTCAGGAATTTATGAATTATCAAATAACACATGTTATGGATGAATATGATCCTGAGATGGATCGCTTATTATTTTATTTACCTTTGGCCGGAAGTGCTTTTAAAAAAATATATTTCGATGATATTTTAGATCGAGCTGTATCTCGGTTTGTTCCTGCGGATGATCTTCTTGTTCCGTACAGTGCCACAGATTTAAATTCTGCTTCTCGTATTACTCATGTAATTCGAATGAATACAAATGATGTTCGTAAGTTTCAAGCTGCAGGATTTTACAGAGACATTGAACTTACCGCGTATGATTCAGATGATGAACTAAAAGAAAAAGAACGTAAGTTAATGGGTGTTGAAAAGACAGGTGCTGACGATCAAGACTGCACCATTCTTGAAGTTCACACTGATCTTGATTTACCTGGGTTTGAACATACCAGTCCTATTGATGGGGAACAAACAGGAATTAAACTTCCTTACATTGTAACTATTGATGAGGGCAGTTCTAATATCTTATCTATTAGAAGAAACTGGAGAGAGGGTGACGACTACTATCGAAAGATACAATACTTTGCACATTACAAGTTTCTACCAGGTTTAGGTTTTTATGGGTTTGGCCTTTTGCACATGATTGGTGGATTAGGTCGTTCTGCAACTTCTATTTTAAGGCAGTTAATTGATGCTGGAACACTTGCTAATCTTCCCGCTGGTTTTAAAGCTCGTGGTATTAGAATTCGTGACGCTGATGAGCCTTTGTCTCCTGGTGAGTTTCGCGATATTGATGTACCCGGTGGTGCTTTACGAGAAAGTATCTTGCCGTTACCGTACAAGGAGCCTAGTCAGACGTTAATGGGTTTACTTGGTTTTGTTGTGGATGCAGGTCGAAGATTTGCAGCTATTGCCGATATGCAGGTTGGGGATGGAAATCAATCAGCCGCTGTTGGTACAACGGTTGCTCTTTTGGAGCGCGGATCGAAGGTGATGTCAGCCATACATAAAAGACTTCACTATGCTCAGAAACAAGAATTTAAAATGTTAGGTCGTGTATTTGCAGAATCACTTCCTCCTATGTATCCATATAATGTTTATGGTGGAGAGACGATGATTAAGCAGGTAGACTTTGATGAGCGAGTGGATGTTATACCTGTTTCAGATCCTAATATTTTTTCAATGTCTCAACGTTTAGCGTTAGCACAAACACAATTACAATTAGCTCAAAGTAATCCTCAGATGCATAATCTTCATGAGGCTTACAGGCGTATTTATGAGGCTATAGGAGTTCATAATATAGAGGCGTTGTTACCAACTCCTCAACCTCAACAGCCTACGGATCCATCCATTGAAAATGCCAAGGCAATTATACAAGAAACTTTGCAAGCTTTTCCAACACAGGATCATGATGCTCATATAACAGCTCACATTATATTCATGAAAACACCTATTGTTGCGGCCTCCCCTCCTGTTTTCGGACTGCTTCAAGCACATATATGTGAACACATTGCTTTTAAAGCTCGTGGTGTAGCTGATGCGGAAATGCGTATGGTTATGGAACAAGCGATGCAAATGGGACAACAACCTCCTCAAATGGATGTGGAGGCAAAGGTTGCAGAGCTAACTGCTCAATATACAGAGGAAGTTATGACCACCTTTATGCCACCGCCAGAGGGTGAAGTAGATCCTCTTGTCCAACTTCGTTCTAAAGAGCTTGATATTAAGGCTTCTGATGTACAACGTAAGTCTGAAGAGTTTGCTGTACAGCACTTATTTAATCAAAAGAAAGAACAGGAGCGTCAAGAACTTGTAAGAGAAAAGATGGATTCTCAAGAAGACATTGCGCTTTTACGTGCAGAAGTAAATAGAGAACGTATGGAGCAACAAGAAAGAAAGCAGTAATGGAGTTTATATTTCATAGCAAATGTATGAGAAAGGTAGCTTCCTGTATAAGCACATTAGATGCCTGGCTTTGGCGTAGGTGTTGGGGTTCTAAGAAGAAAAAATGAAAGTTAGCTCAGAAACATCAGTCGCTATGCCAATCAAAAACATGGTGGGCATAATCATAGGTGTGTCGATGGGAATTTTTGCATATACAGAGATAACTGCCAGACTTACATCATTAGAAACAAGCCGTGAGCTCATGAACGCTGATCTTCTAAAAGCTTCTGAGCAGACTACAGTTGATAAGGAACAGTTCCTACTTCTCGAAGACCTGTATGAAACGGTTGAGAAGCATCAGGAACTTTTGGATAAGAACATTCATAACCAGGTGATGCTCACGCACGTTGAAAAACAGCTTGAAAAAGCGTTGGAAGACATTGAAGAGTTAAAGGATAAAGCACGGGATATGCATTACAAAAGTGATAACGAGATTCAAAAATGATTGAAACCGTGATAGCTTTATTGATGATAGTTGATAACGAAATTAAAGAGCATCGCATACAAAAATCCATGTCTACCTGCTTAAAAGGCAAACGGGTTGCCATGAGGCAAATAAAGACGGGTGGTAATGTTAGATTTGAATGCCTAAAATCTAAAGCAGAATTAGAACTATATATGGGCGAAAAGCACATTATAAAACTTATTCTAAAATAGAGGTTATTATGTCTAGTTTATCACGAAAAGATCCAAAGGTAGGAACAGGTAAAAAACCTAAAGGATCAGGTAGAAGACTGTATACGGACGAAAACCCTAAAGATACTGTTCCTATAAAGTATGCTACTATTGCTGACGCAAAGGCAACAGCTAATAAAGTTAAACGTATAAAGAAACCTTACGCTAGAAAGATACAAATTCTTACTGTTATGGAACAGAGAAGTAAATTTGCTAATAAACCGAAACAAGCTCAAATTGCTCGTAAGGCGAAAGAAGAACTAAGAAAGAAACATCGTGCTAAAAATCGTGGTGGAATTATTATAAAAACAAGAGTATTCTGATGACTATATCTCGTTCAAATATCCCCAAACAGTTAACTGGTACAAGGAAAAAAAAGATGGTTAGGAAGAAGAGAAGTAAAGGTATGGCTCGTGGCGGTACTATGAAAAAGAAAGGTATGGCCCGTGGCGGTACTATG